GTAAACGTGAGATTGAGGTTAGGTCAGCCTTTGCACACTATACTTTAACTAATCATATTAAGAGAGAGCATCAGTGATATACGATATCCCAGATCCTTTTGCTACGTTTGTAGCCAAGAAGTATGCTAATGCTACAGGCCTTAAGTATGACTTCTTTGCTAAGGAGTGGTATCTTAAGACTGCTTGCTGTGGTGAAGAACTGTATGCTCCAAATAAAAAGATTATGAATAAGATACGTCTATACCATACAAGAAATGAGTGCTTAAATGGATACTGAACAAACCTTCGATCAAGAGTTTAGTGTTGAAGAAACAGTTAGAGTCATTGTTGAAAAGGCTAAAGCAGATGTTAAGGCTAGGTATGGTAATAAGAAGAGACATAGACAGTGAAAGAGTGCGCTCATACTTGGTATATGCGTGAAGAAGGTATACAATGTACAAAGTGTTTAGTTATATGGGAGAGCGATGAAAGAACCTAAGATTATGTCTATGGACTGGCGTAGCATGGGCTACTGGCCTGTGTGGAAAGATGGCAAGAAGGTATGGGTGCCTAAAGATAAGGTAACAGATAGCGAGTCTTCAGACTCGTAAGGTTGTTTAGTTACTCTATTTTGCGCCGAACTTAAAAACCGCAATGTGATATAATCATATAATGATTGAAAACAGACCCCAAGATAAATGTCACTACTGCGATCAGCCAGGTGATTATACTCAACTAGTTGGCGAAGAGCCAGACTATTTTATGTCATTAGTTTGCAAAAAGCATGTTGTCATGGACTTAACCTCTTAACTGTGGTATGATTGATATATGAAAAATACCTATAAGTGTCCAGAATGCAAGACTTCAATCGTTATTACAACAAAAGTTCATGAACTACCAGAGTCAATCATGTGTCCTTGTGACAATGTAATGCCATTGGCATCATCTAAGTAATATGTGGTCATGGGTCTTAGCCGTAATTGGCGTGTCTGGAATCTTTCTGGTTGGTCGTAAGACTATCTGGGGATGGCTAGTACTATGTGTTAATGAATGCCTTTGGATTGCCTATGCCCTTGCAACAAAGCAGTATGGCTTCATAGCGATGGCTGTAGCCTATGCAGCAGTATATATAAAGTCTTTCATTCACTGGAAACGTGATGAATAAGATATGTGTTTGTGGTAAAGAGTTACCCTATGAGACAGAAGCAGATATAAGGTTTTTTAATATTTATCATTCAAATTGTACGGATGATCAAAGCATATTGGATATTGGTCTGGTATACTAGAAGTTATGAACCTAAACCTAATTGCATACCCTGGATTAGCAAAGAATATTGCACAGGCACACATCGAACAAAGAATTCAAGTTCAACACGTTCCTCTAAAGTTTAACTCTGATGAACAAGAAGTTGATCTAGTTGCGATCATAGAAAGGCCAGAGCCTTGCCTTGAAAGAGCAGATGGAGAACTTCAGTCTGAAATACTTGTTTATATGTATAACAAGACAATAGAAGACTCTATGAATGCTAAGTATGTCTATTTAGCAGAAGATGTAATTAATAACACAGATGCATTTATTTTAGATTTGTTTGATAGACTTGATTTAGATGAAGAAAATTATAAAAGAAAAACTGGCAGAGCATCCCTTAGAGATGATGTCATAAATAAAGATACACATGTTGAAAACTTCAAACCTTTTAACAAGAAGGTAAATATTGAAAAGTTAGATATAACTAAATCAATTGAACTGTACAATGCAATAAAAGAAAAAGCAATTCAACTGTGATTGATAATTTAAACTTTCAGGCAGAATCTAAAAAATCTGGTGATGACTTTGAAGCATTAGTGCTGCAAGATTTAATTAGCCGTGGATTTACTGATATTGATAAGAACGTTTATATGCCAGAAAGTGGTTGTGAAGTAGACTTTCTTGCTAAAGGACCTAGATATGAATATGTTGAGTGTAAAGGTGGCAAGCAGGGAGATAATAAAAGACCTGGTGCTAAGAGAACGGATAATGTAAAGAAAGCAATTGCAAACGGTTCTCTAATGAAAAAGATTTACGAAACAATGTATTATGTAGTTTATTTTTCTGATACACCAGATCCAGATTCTTATTCAGATCAAATGTTAAAGATTGCACTTAAGTATAACATTATTGATGAAGTAAGATACCTTAAGCCATTTGATACTGAGGATCATCAGTAAACCAAATAGGTATTGCGTATCTATTTTGAGTTGTCTTGTTGACACCATGCAAAGAATCTTTATCTCTACAATCAAACAAAACTAAATCTCCAGCCTGTGGCTTGTATGAAAATTCTATTTTAGGAAAGACAATCTCTCCACCAGATAACTGATCATTTAAATAGATAACTCCACTATAGATATAGTGTGCTCCCTTGCCACCATCTGTATCCATATGTCTTATTATGTTGGCATCTGGTAGTTGTTTAGATAGCCATAAGGTGGATAAGTATATTGATTTAGTTTCATTATGCAATTCTTTTGCTATCTGCCCTGCTTTTTCAGCAAAAGATCTCACGAACTCACCCATTTCACCTATTGAAGCAAGTGGCGCAGTGGAGCCATTCATTATATCTATACCAAATCTCATAAGCCTTCTTTTAATTTTAGGGCTTTGCTCTTTATCATTGTCTTCGATAAAAGTAATTATCTTATTACAATCATCTATATTTATAAAATTATTAATAATGTATGGCTGCACTTTACAATTATAGCACGGGATGCTATACTAGAGTAATGGTCAAAAACATTCTTGAAGCAACAATTGAATTGATAAAGCAGTCTCTATGCCTGCATAAAAAAACAACTGACGCTTCTTGCCCTTTTACAATGAGAACGTACACCAGTTGTATAAAGTGTAATAAAAGAATAAGATCAATTTCAAACCTATAGGACTAGCACCAGTAGCCAAGTTGGTCAAGGCCCCGAACTCATAATTCGGTTATCGTAGGTTCAAGTCCTACCTGGTGTACTATACCTCTGTAACTCAGCGGAAGAGTAGCGGACTTCTAATCCGTTTGTCGCAGGTTCGATTCCTGCCAGGGGTGCGATGCGAGTGTTGCATAATGGTAGTGCACCATCCTTCCAAGTTGGTTGTGCCAGTTCGATTCTGGTCACTCGCTCCAAGGCTCCATCGTCTATCGGTTAGGACAACGCCCTTTCACGGCGTAAAGACGGGTTCGACTCCCGTTGGGGCTACAGTGGTATAATTATATAAACAAGGGAGTATCAATGAAGCAAGGAAGCATTGTAATGATCACAGAAGGCGATCATGAAGGCAAGGCAGCAACAGTAGTAAGTTCTAATGACATAGAGTCAGTAGTTAAGATTTTTAGAAGCGAAGAAACTATTACCATTGAAGATACAAAACTAAAGAGACGCAAGGCTTGCGTATGTGGTCTTGCACAAAGTTATCCATTTTGTGATGGATCACACGCTAATGGCTAGAAAGCCTGTACGTGGACTAAATCCTGAAGAGGTAAGAATATTTCAAGATGATGAGATAGAAGACTCAAACAAAATATCTCAAGTTCAGTTAAACAACGCAAGGCTTTACTCCTCTAGAGAAGAGTATGCTAAAAGCCTGCCAGAAGGAATTAGGTACCTAGAGTTTGGTGTAGCGTGGGGATATTCTGCACAACTATTTATTGATACGGCTAAGGCATCGCATGCTGTGCTGGTTGACTTATATAATCAAGATTTAAAGTGTTGGTCTTGGCGTAAGTTTGGATCATGCCAGTGTGAGGGGTTTAAGCATGAATTACTTTATACCCCAGAAAATCATCAACAATATATTATAGATAAGTTTAGTTATCATACCAATACAATTACTGTAAAAGGTGATGCGACTGAGGTTGCAAGACGACTCAATGGCAAATATGATTTTATTTATATAGATATTAATAATGACAGGTTCCAGACTAGGGATTTACTTAAGGAATGTGCCAGGTTGGTCCGTGTTGGTGGAATCATAGGATTAAATGATTATCTTATTTATGATGGAGTCATTGAAGATCAGCCTTATGGTACATTTCAAACCACCAATGAGTTCTTAGATTTAAATAAAAACTGGGAAGTGGATGCAATAGCCCTTCATAACTTAGGATTTTATGATATATACATAAAGAGGGTAAGTTAGCACTAGTGCTATAATAGTTATATGCATAGAATCCATGTCATAGATAATTTTATTACTCCTGAAGATGCTGCAACTTTAATTGCTGAGCAAACAAATCCTTCTGAAACTAACGAGTACCCAGAATATTACAAAGAAAGATATGGTGGAACATCCCTTCCATATAACAAAACTGTAATGGATATTATGATTAAGTATGGTCACAAGGCAAATGAAACACATCGTGAAATCTATGGATTCAAGAACGATATCTATGTTTTTAAAGGTTTTGGATCACATTGGTCAACTGGTACAAAGGGAGATTTACATATAGATGCACAAGGACCTGAGCCATGGATCGAATTTAGCACTGTAATCTATTTAAACAACGAAGAAGATTATGATGGTGGTGTTATCTATTTCCCAAATCAAGATTTTAGTTATAAGCCAAAGCAATACTCTGCCGTCTTTTTCCCTAGTGCTGGAACAGAATATATCCATGGAATAACTACAGTGACAAGAGGAGATAGGTATACCGCACTCTATATGCACACAAGTTTGCCACAGCACGTTGATCCAGAATTTCATCCTGGTAAAAATCAATGGAGAGCAAAGGATTATCCCCTTGTCAGAATTTAATTTTGAGGTATTAGATTTAGGAATAGCATACTATACAGATGTTATTAAAGATCCTGCTACACTAATAAAACAAATAGAAGATTTAGATGATAGATATTCAAAAGAAAATAATCCAAGAACAAGTGTAAAACCTTGGATTGCTTGGACGTATGGTGAAGGCGACAACAAGTTAATGTTCTGTTGGCAAAAGTTTATTCCACAAGTTAAAGATATTCCAGCAGATGATGTTTATTATGAAGAACAAGCAAATATTTCTTCTCAACTATTTGGTGCTCTTGATAAGACATTGCATCACTACACAACTGAACTGTACCCATTTGCAGAAAAGAATATAAAGTCAAGAGAGCATACGATGCACCTACTTAAGTATGATACCAGCGGACACTTACCTGCACACCAAGATCAAGGAATTAGTAGTCGTGTTCTGTCTGTACTTCTATATTTAAATGACGATTATGAAGGTGGCGAGATTGAGTTTAGGCATTCAAACTTAAAGTTTAAGCCAAAGGCTGGCAGTGTACTATTCTTCCCTTCTAACTTTCTTTATGTGCACGAAGTGTATCCAGTAACAAAGGGTCCACGATATGCCCTTCCAAATTGGTATCACAATATACCACTAGAACTTAAAAGAGATTCTACTGGCGCTGAATGACAATACAAAAATTCTCTATATCTGAAAACTATTCCCCCTACTCAATGTATAGGTGTGATGATTTTACTAAGGATCACGATGGTAAACATGTTGTTTTTATTGGAGACTCTTTTGCTTGTGGCGATGGCCTAGAAAAAGAAGATACTTGGTGCTATAAACTTTATAATAAGATAAACAAACAAGAAAAACTTAGTGGTTATTATAATTTAGGCATGTCTGGTGCATCAATCAGTGAGTGTATTGATCAGTTTTTTAAATACTGTGGTTCCTATGGAAACCCAGATGTAGTATTTTTTATAACTACAGAGTTTGATAGAGATTTAAGATATGTAAATCAAAATCACCTAGATTTATTTATTCATAGAATGTATTACTATTTAAATCAATATTGTTTATCTAATGGTATTGAACTATATTCTTTTAGTTGGTTAAAGTCTGCTGGTACAGTAAAAGAAACACCAAAGAGATACACATGGCTTATGAATGGAATAGAGTCTTTGAGGCCTCTCTGGACTGAACAAGCACAAACCCAAGAATCCTTGTATGATCTTAATATTTTGAAAGATTTTAACTCATTTTATGATTACACTACAAAAGAAATGGTAGACTCTGTATATGATTTTGATAAACAGACTGACACCAAAGAAAAATCTATTTGGGCAAGTGACAGTGTGCACCCAGGAACTTCCTTTCATGATTTTTATGCAGAGTTTATATATAAAAAGTATTTGGAGAATAAATGAAAATTTTAGGAATAAATGAAACATCTCATGACGCATCAGTGTCATTGATTGAAGATGGTAAAATACTATTTGCTGGACATGCTGAAAGATATAGCAAAGAAAAGAACGACTGGTATATCAATGATAGTTTAATCAAAGATGCTTTACAGTATGGTACACCAGATCATATAGCCTACTATGAGAAACCCCTTCTAAAGGCCTCTAGACTGGCTTTAAGGGGTGGTTCAGGACATTGGAAGCCAAGGTTTGATCTTCCAGGTGTACCAAGAAAATCTTTTGGTCATCACTATTCGCATGCTGCAGCAGGTTACTATACTAGTCCTTTTAATGATGCAGTAATTGTAGTTCTAGATGCAATTGGAGAATACAATACCTCAACAGTTTGGGTAGGCGAAGGCGATAAGATTAAGTTAAAGTATAAGCAAAACTATCCTATTAGTTTTGGATTGTTCTACTCTGCATTTACACAGTTAATTGGTCTAATGCCAAACCAAGAAGAATACATTATGATGGGCATGGCTGCTTATGGAGATTGGCGTAGATATTATAAAGAAGTTGATGAGTATTTCCCTAACTTTCGCACTCAGTCATACAACTTTCATAAAGGTATAACTGACTGGGGATGGATCAAAGACGAACAAGATAAGTTTGACATTGCTGCTGCAGTTCAAATGGTATATCAGACAAGACTAATGGAATTCATGGCTGAAGCAAAGGCAATCACTGGCAAAAAGAATTTAGTATTTATGGGTGGTTGTGCACTTAACTCTTCTGCTAATACAGCACTATGGAAGTTGTTTGACATGATTTGGATTATGCCAAACCCAGGAGATGCTGGTAGTTCTTTGGGTGCTGCTGCTGCACTTTATGGAAAACATCTTGAGTGGAAGACTCCTTATCTTGGTTATGATCTTGGTGGAGAGTATCCAGTACAAGCAATAGTAGATGCAATACTTAAAGATGGTATTGCTGCCGTTGCTACTGGAAGAGCAGAATATGGTCCTCGTGCACTTGGAAATAGATCAATTCTGGCTGATCCAAGAGATCCAAACATTAAAGACAAGGTTAACATGATTAAAAAGCGTGAACTTTTTAGGCCGTTTGCACCAGTAGTTTTAGAAGAATGCGCCTCTAAATGGTTTGATATGGACTTTGCCTCTCCTTATATGCAGTACACAGTTAAGTGTTTGCAACCAGAAAAAATTCCTTCTGTTGTTCATGCTGATGGGACCTCTAGAGTGCAAACAGTAAATAGAACAGATCATCGTGATTTGTGGAGAACAGTAAATAAGTTTTATCTAAAAACTGGTGTGCCAGTACTTCTAAATACAAGTTTAAATATTAAGGGTCAGCCACTTTTAAATGACGAATCAGATATTGCTTTGTGGGAACAAACCTATAATCAAAAAATAATTAGATAGGCATGTTTCCATTTTTGTGATCAATTACTACTGTAATCTGATCCCAGATGCTTCTCTCAGTTGTGTCAAAGTATTCTTTTAGGTATCCAAAAGTACCACGCACTACTCTTTCATCATCTTTAGTTAGATTATAACAAAGAGCAGCATGTCTTTCTACACCAAAGATCTTGCATCCATCCTCAAGAAATTCGCTAATCTCTTCGCTTAAAATTGGATATTGACCTGGCTCATCAACCTTTTTTACATTTCTTAATACAAGTACAAGTGGTGTATGAA